CAAGGAGATAGCAACCTCCTTTATAAAAGTTCTGTTTTATTCATTAAAACAGGAGCTAAACATGTCTAATTTACCAGTTGATAGAGATTCAAACTATATGAGACAGATGTGGGGAACAACACATCTAATAACTGATTATTATGAAAACAAAGAGAATAAACCGCGTGTAATACAAGAAATCATGCACGATTCTGCACCTAAGCATGATTTTAAGAAGCAAGAAGAGCTTCACGAAAAAATAAGAAATGATGAAGACTATGATGATTGGTTCTATGGAACCGAACCTTCTTATGGATCTTCATGGAAGTAGATATAAATAATACAGAATTTTTTCTTTGATAAATGGATATAAAAAAGATATCCAGGTCATTTAAAGACATTAGTTTATCATTTGAACCACATCCTGTCACAAAAGATCTGCCAATTATTAGAAATGAAAATGCTATTAAAAGATCTGTAAGAAATCTTACCGAAACAATGTTTACGGAAAGATTCTTTAATTCTTTGATAGGGACTGGAGTCAGATCTACACTATTTGAATTTGTTGATTATGGTAGTGCTTCTTCCATAGAATCTCAAATTATTGCCACATTAAACAATTATGAACCTAGGATTGAAAATATAATAGTTGAAGTTTTTCCTAGTCCAGATGATAATACCTTTGAAGTGACTGTTATTTTTGATATTAAAGGACAGGATTTTCCTACCCAAGAATTTAACTTTTTACTAGAGGCAACAAGGTAATCAAATGCCTTTTACAAAATTTACAAATTTAGACTTTGATCAGATAAAAACATCCATAAAGGATTATATTCGTTCGAACTCAGATTTTACTGATTTTGATTTTGAAGGATCTAATTTATCTGTATTAATTGACATACTTGCATACAACACGTACATTACAGCATTTAACTCTAATTTAGTTGTTAATGAAACTTTTTTAGATTCTGCCTCTCTTAGAGAAAATGTTGTTTCTTTGGCACGAATGGTTGGATATACTCCAAGATCCAGAAAATGTGCAAGGGCCAGAATATCATTTTCAACCGTAGTTCCAAACACCAATTCATCTTTAACCTTAAAATCGGGATTAGTATGTGTTGGTAGAAATTCTTCATCATCCTTTGTTTTTTCCACTCCAGAAAATATTACAACAACTGTCAATTCTGAAACTGGGGCGGCAAATTATAGTGATATTGAAATTTATCAAGGAACTTATTTGACGCAAATATTTACCGTTGATGGTTCACTTGACCAAAAATTTATATTAGATAACGCATTCATAGATACATCAACGATTAGAGTTAGAGTTAGGGGTGCCAGTGATAGTGGTGATGGAAGAGAATATCAAAGAGCAGAAAATATTTTAAAAATTACAGGAACTTCTGAAATATACTTATTACATGAAGTTCAAGATGAGAAATATGAAATAATATTTGGTGATGGGATATTTGGTAAAAAATTAGAAAACGGATCGGTCATAACCGTTAGTTATATTGTAACAGATGGAAAGGATGGAAATGGTGCTTCTGAATTTAATTTTGCTGGAGATTTTGTTAATTCTCTGAATGCTACAGTAATTCCATTAGCATCTATAGATGTCGTAACTAATATTAGAGCATCTAATGGTGGTGATATTGAACCAGTCGATTCAATTAAATACTTTGCACCAAGATTATACTCATCTCAGTATAGAGCAGTAACTTCAAGAGATTATGAAGCAATTGTACAAAGTCTTTATCCAAATAGTGAAGCCGTATTTGTAACTGGTGGGGAAGATTTAGATCCACCACAATTTGGAAACGTTTTCATAAGTGTAAAGCCAGTAAATGGAGACTTTTTGTCAGATTTTGAAAAGAGGAATCTTTTAAGTGGATTAAAATCATATTCGTTGTCGGGAATTAATCAACAAATAGTTGATATTAAAATTTTATATGTTGAAGTTGATTCTTTTGTATATTACAATACATCTCAAGTTTCAAATGTTCAAGATTTAAAGACCAAAATTATTGATATTTTGTATTCTTATTCAAAATCTTCAAGTGTAAATTCTTTTGGTGGTAGATTTAAATATAGTAAATTGGTTCAAACAATAGATAATACAGATTATTCTATAACCTCAAATATTACAAAAGTAAAGATGAGGAGAAATCTGAGAGCATTGGTTGGAGAATTTGCACAGTATGAATTATGCTTTGGGAATCAATTTCATATTAATCCAGAAGGATATAATATTCGTAGCACAGGTTTTACAGTTTTTGGAGACTCTGATACAGTTTACTTAACTGATATTCCTAATAAAAATCCTGATGGAACACTTGATGACAGTGGAAAAGGTATATTATCAATAGTTAAACCGATTAGTGAGACAAACGAGACTAAAGTAGTTGTCAAATCTGCAGGAACTGTTGATTACACTAAAGGTGAAATTATATTAACTACAATTAGAATAGAAGGAACAGAAAAAGAAAATAATGTTATAGAAATTCAAGCTTTTCCAGAGTCTAATGATGTTATTGCATTAAAAGACATATACTTAGTCTTTGAGGTTTCAAAGAGCACTATAAATATGATTAGAGATACTATTTCTTCTGGTGAACAGATATCTGGAGTTGGATTCCAAATTACATCTAGCTATTCTGATGAAAAATTAATACGTTCATAATACATTTCAACTAAGAGAAATAAATTTTAAAAAAAGGGTTAAAATGATTAATACCGGATTTGAACAAAGAGTAAAAATAAATCAAATTATTGAAAATCAACTTCCAGAATTTATACTGGATGAAAGCCCAAAAGCAGCAGAATTTTTAAAACAATATTACATTTCTCAAGAATTTGTAGGTGGTCCTGTAGATATAGTTGAAAATTTAGATAATTATCGGAGTTTGGATGTTCTAACACCAGAAGTTTTAAATGGTGGTACTTCTTTAGAAGAAAATATAACAGAATCATCTTCAACAATTGTAGTAACTACTACCAAAGGATTTCCTAGGCAGTATGGATTATTCCAAATTGATAATGAGATAATAACTTATACTGGAATTACTACAAACACTTTTATCAATTGTGTACGGGGATTTAGTGGTATTACATCTTATCATTCTTCAGATGATCAAGAAGAACTAGTTTTTTCAAAAAATGAAGCAACTTCTCATACTAAGGGATCTACGGTAAAGAATCTTAGTTCTTTATTTTTAAAAGAATTTAATAGAAAACTAAAGTATCTTTTAACTCCAGGTCTTGAAGACTATGATTTTATAACTGATTTAAATGTTGGATCTTTTATAAAACATGCAAAAGATTTTTATGCGGCAAAAGGAACAGAAGATTCTTACCGAATACTATTTCAAATATTATATGGAGTTAACCCTAAGGTAATTGATTTAGAAAGATTTTTAATTAAACCATCTTCAGCAGAATACTTAAGAAGAGAAGTTTTAATTGTAGAGGTAATTTCTGGAGATCCGAATAATTTAGTTGGACAAACTATATTTGATGTTGATAATCCATTTATATTTGGTTCTGTTTCTGAGGTTGAATTATTCCAACGTTTTAGTAAATACTATTATAAACTTAGCTTGTTTATTGGATATGATAATAAATCATTAATTACAGGATCTTTTAAAATTACGCCGAAAACAAAAATTATTGAAAATGTATCTACAAATGCCAGTGTAATTACTGTAGATTCTACAATAGGATTTGATAATAGTGGAACTTTATTGTGTGATGGTAATATTATAAAATATGAAAATAAAACCATCAATCAATTTTTGGGATGTTCTGGTATTACATCCGATATAAGATCAAAAACAGATATTATAACTAATAAAACCATTTATGGGTATGAGAACGGAGACATAACCAAAAAAGTAGAGTTAATTGTTAATGGAGTCATTAATAATTTAAGCATTGTTACTGATAATGGGTTATCATCTGAAGGTGATAAAATTTATTTAAAAAATATTGGAGAAATTATTAATAATCCAGAAAATAATAAAACATATAAACAAATTTTTTCAAATTCTTGGATTTACAATACAAGTTCTAGATTTCAAATTGAAGACATTAATGGTTCCACTTTTGAATTAAAAAGTTTTTTTGATAAATCCAACATTAAAGTTGGTGATAAAGTTGATATTATGTTTAGGAATTCTGAGACTGTTGCTCATGAAGGTGCGATTGTTTTTTCTGTTAGTCCACAATTAAGACAATTAACTTTAAATAATATTTCACAATTTTCCCCAAATTCAAGTTTTGAATATGATATAAGAAGAAAAATCAATAAATCATCTGCTTCTTTAATTCCTTTTAAATACGGTAACGAATCTGTCGTTTCTGATATTCAAAATTTGTACAATGACAATGATGAGTATGCTTATGTTGCTTCTAATTCATTTCCTTCCCAAGAAATTACTGATAAACTTTCATCAGCAACTTTGATAGATGCTTCTGTTGGTAGAGTTCAAGGATTTGATTTTGATACATTACAATATTCAATATTGTCTTTTGCTGAGAATGTTCCTTTTATTACTGGCGATGAGATATATTATTTTCCAGAAAAAAATCCTATTCCAGGTTTATCTGAAGGAAATTATTATGTTGAGGTTTTGGAAAATAAGAACCAAATAAGATTATACATATCAAGATCTTTTATAGCATTTAATGACTTTTTAGAGTTTTCTACATTACCTGCAAATAGTGGGACACACACTTTTATTCTATCCAGTCAAAAAAATAGTTACTTTGAATCGCAAAAATTACTAAGAAAGTTTAATTTAACTAAAAAATTTAATAAAGATTATGATTTCGGTGATTTTACTGATACTGGTTCAATTGGAATGTTAATAAATGGTGTAGAAATATACAATTATAAAAGTAATGATAAAGTTTATTATGGTCCTATTTCTAGATTTAGATTGTTTAATGGTGGAAGTAATTATGATGTTTTAAATCCACCAAAAATAGAAATATCTTCTCCAAGATCTGGAATTGGATCAACTGCTTTGGTTCAACCAGTTGTTACCGGATCTTTAGTGGAAGTTGTTGTGGATCCTCAAGACTTTGATATTCGTGGTGTTTTGTCTGCATCTATAGTTGGTGGGAATGGATCTGGATCAATTTTACAACCTGTTTTAGATACAAAATATAGAGAAATTATTTTTGATGCAAGAAATCTAGATTTTGGTGGTGGTATAGATGTTGATGAAGAGACAATCTCTTTTGTTTCTAATCATAATTTAGTCAAAGGTGAACCAATAGTCTATGATTCAAATAAAAACAATGCCATAGGTGTAGGATCATATAAAGCATCAAATTTAAATCAACTAAAGTATTTGGTAGATGGGGATGTTTACTATCCCGAAATAGTAAATAATACGTCTATAAAGTTATATGAAAATTTAACAGATTTAAATTCTGGTATTAACACTGTTGGATTTACAACTATTAATAATGCGGGATTCCATAAGTTTAGATTGTTAGAAGGCAAAACAACTCTAACAGAACTCAAAGTTATTGATGGTGGATCTAACTATCAAAACAAAAAATTAATAGTTAATCCTTCCGGAATTAAAACTGATTTATCAGTAATAACTTTCAAAAATCATAATTTTTCAGATGGTGAATTAATTAATTATTCAACATCAGGAAATCCAATATCTGGATTAACAACTTATAATCAATACTATATTTTAAAAGTTGATGACGATAGATTTAGATTATCTAAAACTGATAAAGTTTATTTAAATTTTTACACTTCAGTTGGTTCAGCAAGCACACCATCTCAACAAATTTTTATACCAGACCATAATTTTGAAGATAATCAAAAAATAATTTTTGGTAAAGATTCTATCTCAAATCAAATTTTGGTTAGTAATGCAATAGATTCTTCTCATTTTAGCCTTCCATTCGGAGATAATTTACAACAATCTGTTTACGTTATCAAGAAATCTAAGGATCACATTGGTATATCAACAGTTCCAGTTGATTCTAGCAATAGTGGATTGTTCATTCATGATTTAGGTTCAAATAATAACAAGTATTATTTTGATTTGGAAACAAAAAATTATAATAAGAGTTTTGATTATCAAAGAAGAAAATATTTAGATTTTATTGATAGTGGATCTGGACAACATACATTTGAATATCCTCCAATTGAAGTATCCTTAGAGTATTTTCCTATAGGGGTTGGAACTGATAGAAAATTAATAAATTCAATTAAAACTACTCCTGTAGTAAAAGGAAGTATAACTGGTGTTTACTTATATTATCCAGGATCTGGATATGGATCTGATATTTTGAATTTACATCTCAAACCAAACATTTCCGTAAAAAATGGTTCAAATTGCCAACTTAATCCCATCATAATTGATGGCAGCATTATAAATGTTTTAGTTCAAGATGGGGGCAAGGAATATAATTCACCTCCAGATTTGACTGTAGTTGGTGATGGTATTGGGGCAAAATTAAGAGCAGTAGTTGAAAATGGAAAAGTGACGGATGTTATTATTATAAGATCCGGAAGTGGATACTCACCAGAAAAAACTTACATTCAAATTGATACAAGAGGATCTGGTGCAATATTTGATGTTGATGTTAGAAGTCTTACTATTAATAATAATTTTAGATTTGGTGATAAATTACTGATTAATACTGAAAATGGATTGCAGTATTCTTGGGTTGGGTATTCAACATCACTTGCAAATTCTCTTTTTGGTGATGATGGTAAAAAACATTCTCCTATAATTGGATGGGCATATGATGGAAATCCAATATATGGTCCTTATGGATATTCGGATCCATATTCTACAACTTCTCAAATATCCATAATTAATTCAGGATACAAACTTTATAAGAATCTAGTTGTAGATAGACCAACACAATTTTCTGAAGGATTTTTTGTCGAGGATTATCAGTTTGATAACTCTGGAGATCTAGATTACAATAATGGAAGATTTTGCGTAACTCCAGATTTTCCAGAAGGAATATATGCTTACTTTGCGGGTATTGGTACTAATATTTCTAATCAAATAGTAAGTCAGTTTCCATATTTTATTGGAGAAAAATATAGATCCAAAATAATCGAGCAAAATGTAGATCAATCATTTGATTTTAACTCTTCAAATTTAATTAGAAATACTTTTCCATATAAAGTTAATGATTTATATGCAAAGTATGATTTTATTGAGGACTCTACTCAAGATGTAGATCAATTTAAGCACTCTGCTATTGTAGAAAGTATTAAGAGAGGTAGTGTAAATTCATTAGACATTGTTGATGGTGGTCAATATTATATGATTGATGATCAAATCGTATTTGATAATTCAGATACAATGGGATCAGGT